CTTAACGGTTTGATACCCAAAGATTTAAGAGTGCAATACAAGGTCACCAAGTCATGGGACCAAGACTACTTAAATGATTTATCAAAAGAACTACAAAACTTTCCATTTACTAAACAGTATGTGGAGGATTCTCGTGCGACCAAGAAACTTCAGGATGAAGATCCAAAATCTTGGGAGTACATTGAGAAAGGTTTGACAACCAAGATTAATGAAAGACCTTATGTCACATTCATTGATCCATTAAAAGGAGGAAGTGATGAGTAGAACAGGAGATTTTTTAATCGGTTTGACTGAAGACACAGAAGTAATCATTGCAGGCTGTGAAAACTTTGATGAGTTCTGTTGCAAGATGAAAGATATAAATGGTTTATATTTACCAAGTACCTTGTCATCAATTTGGGAAGAGCATGTGGCTTCACAAGAACCATACAACGTTAACCATTATGATAGGAGACCAAGGTGAGTCTATTGGATACCATTGAAACAGGCATCAAAGTGCCAGCAATAAAAATAAATGTAGCAGGAACTGATGGGATAGGTAAGACTACCTTTGCATCTAATGCACCTAGGCCTATATTTATTAAGACAGAAGAGGGTACAAACTTTTTAGATGTATCTTCTTTCAAACTATGCAAGTCATACGATGACATTGTTAAACAATTACAAACTCTTTATGAAGAGAAACATGATTACAAAACCGTGGTGTTTGATACCACTGATTGGGCTGAGAAACTTGTGCAACAAAAAGTTTGCGACATGCATTCGGTAAAGTCTATTGAGTCATTAGGTTTTGGTAAAGGTTACACAGAATCCGCTGAGTTATATAGGCGGATACTTAAAATGTTTGATTTGCTACTGGAGAAAAAGATGAATGTTATCTTGCTCTCTCATGTAGCTATCAGAACTTTCAATGATCCAGAGCGTGAGCCCTATGATCGTTGGGAGATGAGTCTACACAAGAAGGTATCATCGATGATCCGGGAATGGGTAGACTTCAACCTGTTTGCTAACTACGAGGTATCAACTCGTACTAGTGGCCAGGGTTTTAATGAAAAGACCAGAGCAGTGTCATATGGCAAGCGAAAGTTATTTCATAAATTCACCGCAGCCTTCGATGCTAAGAGTAGAGTTGACTTGGGTAACGCCCCATTGGATCTTGACTTCAACGCATTCATGACTGCTTTCAAAGAATCTTTAAAATCTAAAATGAAGGAGAAGAAAAATGTCGGATGATTTATTTAATCTAAACTTAACTGATGTCGAGGATGACAGCGGTTCAATTGGGCCTATGCCTGCTGGAGACTACGAAATGGTAGGAGCATCATGGGAAAGTAAAAACAGTAAAGCCACAGGTCATAAGATGCTGAGTGTAACTTATGAAGTTGTGGGACCGAAGTATTCAGGTAGGAAAGTTTGGGAAAACTTTATGCTTGAAGGCAACGGACTAAACGTCTCTAAAGGGAAGCTTCGTAACTGGAGAAAGGCCATGGGCATGGATCCTGATATGGAAGCTTTCGGTTTGGAGGATCTTGAAAGCATGATGAGTGTCCCTTTCAATGCCAACCTTCGTATTGAAGAAGGCAGAGATAAGGGTGATGGTACGAAGTGGGAAGATAAGAATGTGATCGCTAAGTTTTTAGCTGGCGGTTCGTCTGCAACGTCTTCCCCTTCCCCAGCTCCAGCACCTAGTGGTGGTGACTCATCAGAAGAAGATCCTTTTGATTGGGATAAGTAAATGATTTTCACCATGACATTGCAACAGGTCGACCTATTAAAAGGAGAGAGTGATGTTGTTGGTGGAATCCTCGAGCGAGTAACTAAAGCTATTAATGACCTGAACCTTGCTTTGGTTACTCCTCGCCTTTTTATTATAACTAAACCGGGAATATTATTCCCATCTTTTTTGGAGAAAAGATATGCTGATAGACAAGAGAGAGGCCAACAACCTCATTAACGTAATGGAATCTTTGTTGAATTCTTTGGACAAAACATTTGATAGTTTGCCAACTGACATCGACCAGAAAGTAAAAGATGCTAAACTAACTTTATTAAATGTGGAAAGAAAAAATGATAGACAAAGAAAATTCCCTAGATTCTTTAGATGAAAGAACCTGTGATCAGGTGATGCAAGATTTACATATGTGCATCGATGATTGGTCTAGACAAGATCTAGATACTAAAGCAGCTGTAGTTACTCTCGCAAGATTCTGTGTTGAATTATCTTTTAAATTTTCACACACGCCTTATGACGCTATGCAATTACTATCCACGGTAGTAATGGATAACCTCGAATCTTATGAACATGAAGAGTTAATGCAGCTTTTGATACAACCTCGTGATCAAAAGAAAGTCATTCATTGAAACTTAGATACTACCAACGCAACGCTATAGATGCTCTTCACTCTTGGTTTGATACCAGGCCTGAAGACCCAACGCTTATTGCCTTACCAACAGCAGCTGGTAAGACCATTATATTTTCACACTTCATTAAAGAAGTCTTTAACAAAAACCCCAAGGCCAGGTTTCTTATCATGGCTCATAGAAAAGAGTTGGTTGCTCAAGCTGAAAGCAAACTAAAGTCTGTGTGGCCAGATGCCCCGGTGGGTGTACTCGCTGCTGGTATGAAACGCTTTCAGCACAATGCACAAATTCTAGTTGCCAGTCGCGATACCTTGGCCTCGCCCAAGAGATTAGAAAAGGTTGGCAAGTTTGACTACATGATTATTGATGAGGCACACAACGTGCCACCTAGTTCTCTGACTCGCTATAAGAAGATCATTGACACTCTATCAGAGCGCCAGTCCATGAAGGTCATGGGTTGTACTGCAACTCCTTATCGCATGGGTCAGGGTTACATTTATGGCAAGCGTAAAGATCATTTCTTTAAAGGTCTTGCCTACAGTGTATCGATACCAGAGTTAATACAAGCAGGTTACTTGTGCCGATTGTCTGCCTTTGCTGTCAATGACAATGCCATCATTGATGCTGGCAAAGTTAGTTTGAAGTTCAAAGGTGGAGACTTCCGGGAAAAAGAATTAGAAGATATAGCCATGGTGGATGAAACCATCATCGAAGTTATAAGTGATTGGATTGATAATGCCTACACAAAAGGCAGAACAGCCTCGGTGTTCTTCTGTGTTTCTGTTCTCCATGCTCAGAAGATGACTCAGTATTTACAGCAACATGGTATTAGTGCTGCTGTGGTTACAGGGGAGACGCCCAACCAAGAACGAGATAAGATTCTTGCAGACTTTGAGTCTGGTAAGATTCATGCTCTCTGCAATGTTGGGGTTTTAACCGAAGGCTGGGACGCCCCGCGAACAGATTGTATAGCATTGCTTAGGCCAACGCAAAGCATTGGTTTGTATGTGCAGATGTGTGGTCGTGGCATGCGATTGCATGATGACAAGGAGAACTGTTTGCTACTTGACTACGGTGAGAACGTAGCTAGGCATGGCTGTCTAGATGAAGTAGAGCCTGGCGAAAGTCTTCCCGGAAGATACAAGCCTAAGATTTGTGCAAGCTGTAATGCTATCAACTCACCTTCTGCTAAAGAATGTATTGAGTGCGGCCAGGTGTTTGAGTCAACACAATCAAAAGTTCTCTGGACCAAGAAGGAAAGGGAAGTAGCAAGGCGTACCAAGGCTGAGAGACAAGCTGTCTTATCAGATGAAAGGAAAGCATCAGTCCCTAAAAACAAACCTATCACGGACATCTATGCGTCTGTGGTCAAGTCTAAAAATGGCAGTGAGTATTGTCAGGTAGTCTTTACAGTTAAGGATGAGTTCTTTCCCAAGAAGATGCCACTCATGTTTGGCCATCCCACTGCACATAAGATGGCAGTGCGTAAGTGGAAAAAGATTACAACCAAGTGGGGATCACCAAGTCAACCATGGATGGCTGCTGAATTAATCAACAGTGGTGCATTTGATACAATCTCTGAGATCATTGTGCAAAAGCAAGGTAAGTATGAGAACGTTGTTGGAATTAAAACCAAACAAAATGAGGACATAGATCTATGAAAGATATAAACCATTTGTTAGATGATGTTGAACTACAACAAAAGAGACACCAAAGATTTTATCTAGGTATCAGTCAGATAGGTAATCCTAATCAGCGTTTACTTTGGATGCGTTGGCGCTGGCTTATGCCTGACGATATGCCTGCTAGAGTCTTGAGACTTCTTGATCTAGGCAACGTGGTTGAGGATGATCTTATCAAGAAGCTTAGAAAGATTCCTGGTGCTCAGATATTTGATGTTGCCTCTAATGGTAAACAGTTTGAGACACAGACATTGGGAGGCCACGTCAAAGGCCATATTGATGGCGTAGGGCAAAACTTTCCGGGGATTGATACCAAAGATCCATTCTTGTTAGAGTTCAAGACAGCCAACGACAATCGCTTCAACAACCTATTAAAACTTGGTAGTTATTGTGATTGGTCAGAAGAGTATGCTGCCCAGTTACATTTATACATGGGCTTGTTTAAGTTTGATCGATGTATTGCAATTGTTTATAACAAAAATAACTCAGACTTATATACAGAAATCATTGAGTATGATAGTATCGCTTTCGATTCTTTAATAGAAAAAGCAAGAAGTATTTTATTAGCAGAGTCTCCACCAGATAACTACATACCGGAAACAGATTACCGTATTAAAAGTTATATGACACCAGGCCAACAAGCCTGTTATCTAGGTAGAGCGCTGCCACCCAAGATACATTGCAGATCTTGTAGGTTCGCTAAGGTTGATATAGATAAGGGAGATGCACATTGGCATTGCACCCAGCACGATAGAAAGATTAGCGAAGACAGACAAACCAAGGGTTGTTCAAGACATAACTTTATACCTGAGTTGATACCAGCCCATGTCATGGAGAAGGATGACGATATGGTTTTGTATGAGAAGGA